TCCAATTTGGTGCGCCGAACTTGTTCGTAATATATCACGCGACGACGACGATAAGTGGGTTCACTCAGATTATCAGCGTGAGATGTTGTGTGATTTTGGACACTTCATAGTTCTTTGCTGTGGCCGTGCAGTAGGTAAAACTGAAACTCTGGTTGATAAAGTTATCTGGCACGCCCTTAATAACTTCTACGAAGAGTCGCTAGTCTTCACTGTGCCGAACCGAGTACACCTTGAACCACCTTTTATGAAGCTAGTAAAATGGTTTAGAGGACACCCACTATTAATGCATTATGTAGATAAAGGCAGTATTAATATGGCAAACTTTACGATTCGCCTAAAGAATAGGTTCGTATTAGACTGCCGTATTGCTGGTATGACGGGTGGTGGTGCTAACGTAGTTGGTTTGCACGTTCCATTTATTCTACTAGATGAAGCAGCTTTTTATCCGTGGGGCACTTATATTGAACTAATGCCAACTTTGAATACCTTTCAAAATGGTTTTCAATTGATGGTATCAGGTGTACCAGATGGTAAACGAGAACGCAGTGTTTTATATTACGCCGATCAGGTAGACCCTGAATATAATAAACACCGCATCGCGGCACATCAAAATCCACGCTATTCAGCGGCAGACGAGGCGAGAAATCGCAAACAGTTCCGTGGTAATACTTCACAAGAGTATTTGCACATGGTCTTAGGTGAGCACGGTACGCCTGTCTTTTCCATGTTTGATCGTGACTCAATGGCGATTGAAGATTACACAACACATATTACTAAGCATAAGGGCGCTGAATTTGTAAATGATTCTCAGTTCGCCTACAAGCTTCTAGCGTCGTTACCTAGCGTGCCACCTTATTCTGAGGACTTAATCTTTGGAATTGACCTTGGATTTACTGATCCAACAGTTATTCAGGTGCTCTATCGTTTACGTGATAAATGGTATATTCTTACACGTGTAATGGTACATCAGTTAGAATATCCTGAACAAGAGCGGTTTATTGACCTGCTAGATAACAAGTATAAGCCAACGCTTATTGGAATAGACGAAGGTAATATTGGTAAGAGCGTCGTTCAGCACTTGATGTCTGATCCACAGTACGGTAGTAAGAACTATAAGAAGATCATCAAGCCCATTCAATTTGGTGGACGTACCAAGATTGGCGAGGACGATGAAGGAACTCCCCTTGAAACTCGTACCAAACAATTTGCGATGCAGTATCTACAGAACGTGGTAACTAATCGTGAATTGATCTTCTCTAAAAACGACGAAGAAATGATTTCTGAACTGGAACGTACTTCATATACTCGGACAGACACGGGCGAATTGAAGTTCTATGTGGAATCACTGGATGGTAAGACTAAAGGTGAGGATCACAATACACAGGCGCTTTGTTGTGCTTTAACTGCGTGGTGGCAGGAACATGAAATGCAGACACGTAACGCCGAGGTTAAGTTATTAAGGACATTCATATGGAACACATAAATAAGATTATTAATGCCGATTGTTTGGAAATTCTACCGCAACTTCCAGACGAGTCGATTGATGCCGTAATCTGCGACCTACCTTACGGGACGACCGAGTGCCGATGGGACTCAATCATTGATTTAGATCGCTTATGGACAGAGTATCGCCGACTTATAAAACCAACCGGTGCAATTGTCTTATTTGGCGCACAGCCTTTCTCATCTTTATTGGTGACTAAGGCATTGGATTTGTTCAAATACGAGTGGATATGGTATAAAAACAAGGCAACAGGTTACCAGACTGTGAAAACGCAGCCAATGCGGATTCATGAAAATATCTTAGTATTTTCTAAAGGTACAGTTGCCAATCGAAGTCCACGTAACATGGTATATAATCCACAGGGCTTAATCGAATCTCCACGAACTATTAAAATTGGACACTTTACCCGTGGAAGATATTTAGGACAGCGTGCGAATCAAAATGGTATGGTAATTAAATCAATATGGAGTAATTACCCTAAAAGTGTGCTCCACTATGACAAAGAATCTAAATACATTCACCCCACACAGAAACCACTACCTTTAGTGGAATACTTAGTAGCAACTTATACTAATCCGGGTGACGTAATCTTAGACAACGCCTCTGGTAGCGGTACTTTGGCGGTAGCAGCTCTAAAGTTAGATCGACGTTATATCTGTATCGAGCAAGACACCGCAATTTATGACCAATCTTTAGAACGAGTGAATGAATATGAACGAACAAGAAGAGACAGTATCTCAGCCAGTTGAAATAACTGACCTAGAAGATACAACAGTAAAGTTAGAGAAGTTAGAACACAAACTCGTTTTAGCAGCATATGAGCAGGAAATTTTACCTGTGTGGGGTAGTTATGGCGGATATTCGTCTACCATGAATCCCGACCGTATGAAAGTTACAGATGGGTGGGAAAAACAACTCGCCCTCTGTCGCTTCTTTGCTAAATACGACCCAGTTGCTTCTGGTGCAATTAACAAGCAGATTGAATTAGCCTTTAATGGTTTCAGACCTAAGCGTGGACAGTGCTCGGACGAAGAGTATGCTGTTTATGCTCAACTAAAAGAAACCGTGTTACAAGGTCTAAAGATTCTAGCCCGTGAATATCTAGTTTCAGGCTTAGTAGTTCCTGAGGTAACTTGGGTACAAAAAACTGGTAAGGAACTTAATCTAAAAAGTCGTCCTAATAAGCGTTATTGGTTACCTGAGACTATGTGGGCACGCAATCCGTCAACCATAACCTTAAAACGGTCACCAATTCCAACACGAGTAAGAGTTTTCTTAAAAGTACCACCGGAAGACATTCAGTTTATTAATAACAACGGTGTCTATTCTGATGGAACAAAAGACCCCGAACTCTATAAGCAGTTGGTACACGACTATCCTGAATATGTAAAGATGGTTAAATCTGGTAAGACTGAAATTTGGCTACAGGATGCTTACACGATTAGACGTAATGTCGGATCAGACGAGTTATATCCAACACCATATCTTCTACCAGCACTTGAATCACTACAGCATAAACGCAACCTAAAGAAAATGGATTACTCGATTGCTGCACGTGTTATTTCTGCAATCCAGACGGTAACCCTCGGTAGCGATAAGTTCCCATTAACTGAGGACGACCAACCACTTTTGGAAGAGTTACGACGCCAGATGTTGTGGCGCTCTCAGCCAGAAAATATTGAAAGGGTTTTCCAGATATTTAGTAACCACACCTTGAAGATTGAGTGGATTCATCCAGACACCAAGGCCATGTTGGACTCTTCTAAATATACTGCGGTTAATAACGACATTCTTTATGCGTTAGGTATTCCGGGGATCATCACTTCGGGAGAGACAACTAAGAGCGCAACCTCACAGGCTGAGTTTGCTCTACTTCCTCCAACCGAGGTTATGCGTAATCTTCGTGAAGAACTGTTGCCATTTATTGATTACTTATTTGGCAAAGTCATGGAAAAGAATGGCTTTCAACATAAAGCTACACCTTCTATGCCACCAATTAAGTTATACGATCCTGCTAAGTTGGCTACAATGGGTGAAACCTATTACAATAATGGGGCACTATCTAAGACAACTTGGGATGATTTGGCAGGTTTTGACTTTGAAAATGAGTTGATTAACCGTGCCGAAGAAGAGGATTTGTATAAGGAATATGGTATTGAACCTACCCCACAAGTACCATTTTCTAGCCCATCCATTGGCGGTGGCGGAAATCCTAGTAGCGACACGCCTGCCGATCCTGGACAAAATGAGGGGAATAAAACCCCTAAACCGGTAGTTAAGAAGGCTGTTAAACCAGCACAATAGACGAAAAAAGTAGGTTTTGGGCAAAAAATGTACCAAAACCTACTTTTAATCGACCTAATATAGTAGGGGTATAATTATGTTAAATACAATTACGTTAAAAACGCCCCTTTCAGCTAATATGCTGAAAGAAGAACAGGCGTCATCTACCAACCCAATCCTATCATGGATGGATTTCGTTTTTACCGACGACCGTCCAAACGATAATGGGGTCGGAGTACGGGCTGAACAGTTTGCTTCCTTGATAGCAACTGGAATATATATGCCACTTAAAGTGGCCGAGGGCCAAGTTGCTCCGGGGCACGAGAACGCACTTCCATTGGGAGTAATCACAAACTTAGTCGAGAAATATAGCGAAGTTGACCAAGCCAAGCAGTTGATTGGTAAGGCCGCACTATGGGCAGAAGAACGACCGGAGGATGTTGCACAACTCAAGTCTGCTTTTGCGGCTGGTGAACAGCTTCAGATTTCTTGGGAATTACTCTATAGTGATGAGGAAGTAGATGACAACGGCACTCGTTGGTTGAAAGACCCAGTAGTGCGAGCTGCAACCATTGTGGGCATTCCTGCCTACTCTGGAAGAACGCCAGTCTTAGCAGTAGCATCTAAAACGAGTGATAATAGTTTGGAGGATAACAAAGTGGAATTAGAAGAACTACAGACCAAACTAGCGGAAGCCACAAACGAAGTAGAAGGTCTCAAGGCTCAAGTTGCTGAATTTGAAACAAAGAATACAGAAAAAGACGCAGAGCTAGAAACACTACGAACATTTAAGGCTGAGGTCGAGCAAAAAGAAGCTCGTGCCGCGCTACTTCAAAACCGTCTAACTGCCTTTGCTGAAGCTGGCTTAGAGTTCTCACCAGAGGACATTTCAGCCAAGCAGGAGCAGTGGTTGCAGATGGATGATGAAGCTTTCAATTTCTTGGTTAATGAATTGAAAGGTATTAAGGTTGCCACAGCGTCAAGAGATCAGTCACATACTGATCCAGTGATTCCTGAGCCAACAGGTTCAAATGGCGGCGCTAAATTAACCGCAGAAATTCTGAAAATTGCTCTAAAGAGCAAGTAAGAACAGGAGATTTTAGAAATGGAACTAAATCGTCACGATAACCTACTTGGCGCTACAGCTCAAGAAGCTATTGCCGAAGGTTTATTCGTAATTCAGTGCCCTGATGCAACCGGACAGTCAATGTCAGGTTTGAACGGCACATACGGCGCTCGTAAGCCAGCCACACCAGCGGAAGCGTTGCGTGCTCGTTGGGCTGCGAAGTGGCCTCAGAACAACATCCCACTACCAGGACCATTAGCTTGGCCTTCATTGCCAAATGGTTTTGCGCTACGTGATGGTGGCTTCGATCAAGCTCAAAGCAATAACCCAGTGTCTTTAAGCTTCTACTTAACTTATCCCGGTGTAATCGACGGGTCAGTTGCAATCCCAAGCGGATACAACATGATTCTATGCGGTGGCGATGAGTGCGTAGTAACTTTGACATCTGGTACATTTGTTGCCAATGCTGGTCTCGTACCCGGCGCGATGGTCGAAGCTTTGAACACAGCGGATGATGGTGCAGGTTCAGCTGGAAAGTTGAGCTTGACAACCGATACAACTTTAGCAGTTGCCGACGTGGTAGCTTATGATGCCAGCAACTTCAAGTTGACAGTCCGCGTTCGCGCGATGTAATTTTAACGAGGTTAAATAAAAATGGATCAGAATGAATTGAAAACTGCTTTTGCTTCTTTAGCAAAGGATCGCAGCCGTCGTGAAGAGCTAGCTGCACTTTTGGTTGAATACATTCAGCCTAACCACCTATCAGAGAACATCATGAGCTTGTTCTTGAACACCCGCCAGTTGAATCTAGGTGATGCGTTGGTCAAGAAAGTTCGTCGTGGTATCGAGGTTCGCAAGCTCGTTCCAGGCTCAGTCCATCTAGCCAGTGAAGTAACAGTCAGCGACCGTATCAATTACACCCTAGAG